GAAGCGGCGCTAAGTAGTGCAACCGTATCTGCAAAATAAAGTTTTGCATATTTTGCTAAAAATGCGTTCGCCGCGACGTAGGATGATGTCGCCGTGGTTGTAGTCATCTGTTTTCCCTTAAATACTGCGACGAATTTAGAAAAGTCTCCGACAGCAGTTTCAAGATCAATTTTATCGAGCATACAATAAGAAGAATTTTGAGTGTCAACGTCATCAGATTTCACTAAGGTGAAAGTTGGATGTGCGTTCGTATTTAACCTCTCAAAGATATGTGCGCGCGCCGTTGTGTCATAGGTTAAAGTAGCAGTCGCCGATGATGTGCCACCAGTGATCGTCTCTCCACTCGTAAATGTACTAGTCAAAACCGTAATATACATAATGGTTGTTCCTTCAAGCCTCTTTACTGTCCCCGTTGCGCCTGAGGTTCCGCCGGTAACGGTTTCCCCTACCACAAACGTCCCAGTCACGGTTGAAAGTATCCCATAAACACAAAGCGATTCACTACCTAGTGAAGCGAGGAGCAAAAGCCCAGACCAACCATCCCTAACAATTCCTTCGACTGAAACCTCGGTCATATTTTTTGTAGTTTCTTTCGAGTAAATTTCATCAATGTTTCCATACGCGCTAGAATCAACGGCTTTTTCAGAGACGGGCTTGAAACCCGGCTTTGTTAAAGGCATCCAGTCTGTTGCGGCAACCGCTGTACCTGCGGTTGTCTCTTTTCCAATACCGATTTTGCGTTTTCTTCCAATAAAGTTGGGCATGGGGTTTTTATTTAAAAATTAAACTTTTAAATTTTTGATAATTTCCATAGCTTCCTCTTGGTTTTTAGCCATGATCGTCGTGCCATTCACAACGTCCGGAAAATAAAAAGGTTGTAGAGGTTCAGATTCTACTTGCTTTGTTGATTGTTTTTTTTGTGAAGCCATAAGAGAAAGTTTAGTGATGATTTTATTATACTAAAAAGACTTTTAAATCGCAACCAACTTAACGCATTTTAATGTAAAAACATAATAAAGTACGATTGAATTGCTTGCCTGATATTCTCCTTTTGTACCCATAATAGCATGTGCGAAATTTATGGCTCCACCTAGAGTATAATCATTATTAAAAGCCGCTATAATTGCATCAACCGCTTGAGCTAAAATTCGATGAGCTTCCGAACGCCCGGCTTTTGTTATTTCTTGGTGTACGATTATGTCAAAATTGTAGTCTATAAGGTTTTCCGTCGTGGTCATTTCTATATTTTCATTAGAAGACATTTCGACTGTGGCGGCCGGGTATCCGGTAAACTCGGTCGTGTGATATTTTTTAACAACCGCAAGCTCAGTTACGGTTGAAAGTTTCGTATTGATTGTAGTGATTAAAGCTTCATAACTCATACTGCGAGGTCTTTAGTGATATTTTCCGTTGCCAAACTAAAATATTGATCAATTCTATTTTGACTCTTTTGTACTGCAATGTCAAAAAATGGAACTGCTTTTGTCCCTTTCCTCGCGATAGATCGAGCCACTAAAAATGGTGGTATTCCATGGCGTTTAGCCCACGGAGTAATCGCTTGAATTGGGGGCCAATGCGGGCGCGTCCCTTCGTGCACAAAAATGGAATATTTCGACGTATTTTTTAAGCTTCCAGTCATGTTTCCAAACTCAGTTTTCATGCTGGGGCTCCGTAGGTATCCAGTATCGACCGCGGTCTCTGCTTTTCTTGCCTCTCCTAACAGAGTTATTATTGATTTTTTAATGGCTTCGTTTATCCTTTTTGAAACTAAAACAGGTGACGACTTAAAAGCCGCCGAAATTTCTTTTATGCCGCCAATCGAAATCGAAAAATCTTTACTCATTTTGCTTCTTTTCCAAAAGACATTTTAAAACAGAAATACTAGCAAGGGTATGTAAAGAAGTTCCTCTTACTCCATAAGTAACACCATCAATCGTTAGAATATCGCCATCGTCTACATCTTCGGACCCATCGCAATAATACTCATACGATTGGGAGAAAACCCCTTGAGAGATCATCTGCATTGAGGGAGATACGACATTGAACCACCCATAAATCGTTACGCCAGAAACGGTAGCATAAGAAGACTTATCGAGAGTATAAGTAGAAAGCTTTTTTATTGTAGCCGGAGTTTTGAATTGTGAGAACATTTTAAAAAGAAAAGTTTTTATAACCGTTTAAAATTTCTTTTGTACTGGTATCAAGCCCATCGTACCACGAAATTGACATACCACCGACGCTTTCAGTTGTTATCCCTTGAGCTTTTCGACGTTCAAACTCTTTTGCCACAAGTTTTTTGCACGCAAAAGAAATGTCGTCCGGGACCACCGTAAATCCTCCACGGTAAACAACCTTTATATTTTGGACACCAACGGGGAGACCACCTGGAAAATAAATTTCTCTTGTCGTGCTATTTAAAATATAATCATTCCCTGCATCGTATACGTTCCATGTTGGTGAATCGTAGTCTCCCGTTCTATAGTAAATCCCTGTAACCGAGTTTATCGGCCAGCGTTTAAGGAAAATTGAACACTTTGTGAGCCCTAGCTCCGCTCCGTCGTGATATTCAGTTGTCGCCGCATCGTCAAAAATGCGCCGACCACCAATATATTTTTCAATCCATTCAGTGCAAGCGTCAACCATATCCTCAAGCAATGCGTCGTAGGTTGAAACACTTATACCGAGATAAGTTTTTACATTAGCGACGGATGTGAGTGCGTAAGCAAGAGCTGTCATAAAAAAGAAAAATTAAGGGGGCGAAAATAAGGCATGAAGCGCCGTTCGCCCCCGAAAATTATGCGGGAGTCGAAGCGTTTAAAGAAGCTTGAGCGATTTTAACTTTTGCTAGTGCGACAACGGACATGTTAAAATGTGGAGTTGTCCCTCCAATCGTATAGTCTACACGGACATACTTTTGCTCATCGGATGCACTATTTAATCCTTCGACGGAAAGGGAGACGGCCCCAACTTTACTCGCCGCCGTAACCTGTCCAAAGGTGGCAACTGTCGTATATGTACCACCGGAAGCATCGGAGGTTTTCACAACAACGTCTAGGGTTGGCAAGGTACCGGATACGGTTCCAACATCCAAAATGACGATCATGTCTTCTTCATATCCTTCAACTGCAACTCCGGTCGAATTTCCGGACGCTGTTTTATCCTCTGCATGGAGCAGGGAAAGCACCTTATATTCTTCGTTTATATTAAACATGAGGAAATTGATTATTGAATAAAATTAACCCTTTTTATGGGCCTTTTTTGACTGTTTAGCGACGAAAGGTTCCTCCATAGGTTCACTTTCCTTTTTTTCGTCTCCAACTGAACCAAGGATTTGAACATCGCTTCCAACCGCCTTTACGACGGACTCAGACAATGTTCCTACCTCGTCTTTTTCCATGCGTTTACCCATGCACGAAAAGTTCCTGAGACTTTTTACTTGATAAAATTTTTCCATTTGGTTGAAAAATTAGGAGTAAAAGGGGGAGGGGTTTAGCCTCCCCCATTTTTATCAGCTTGCGGCTGTCTTCAAAACTGCGAAGGCTTTCGGCAAACCGACCACGATCGCTTCACGTTGAGTGAGGCGAACAGCGCTTTGATTTGTCTCAAACATCGAAACAGAGTTGACGGTTCCCTCTTGGGAAATCATCATAGACATCTGTGATCGATCTCCGAGGAATAAACCAAGTGGCAAAGACCCGAAAACGATGTACGGGGTTGAAACCGCCGTGTCACCTGCGTCAGGTAAATTATCGTTACAATACACCGGCCAACCCTGCAAAGCACCCACCGGAGTGAGTGAGTTCGCTTGATCTGGACCGTTCCCAGTCACCATAGGAGTTTGGAAACTCATGATGTGCTGTGAATTTTCAGTAAGATTTTGTACTAAATCCCAAATTTCTCTGTGCATGAAATATGCGGAGGTTTTCAGGACTGAGGACTTAACTTGAGCTCGAAGACTAATCAAGTCTCCCAAAACAAAATCGTCAAAATTCACATCACCGGAACCCATATTCAAAATATTTACGGTGGTATCTTTTAAAATACCAGTAAAAGGAGAACCAGTCCCCATAAATCCCTGTTTATCTTCTTCTCCGGCCATGGCTTCCGCGAAAATGGTCATGAGGTAATCGACAATATCGACATTAGCATCCCCTAAAAGCTCATTTGACATCGTAGAAATACCAGTCAAAGTGTTGGCGAGAAGAACAGGTTTTGCTAAAACTGGGTTGCTTTCTGTCCCGGCGGATGCCTCAGTTTTCCAATAGGTAGAAACCGAAGTGGCTTCTGTAGGAACATTTAATGTGTCTGTTCCCATAGGTAAGCGTCGCGCAAACTTACGGACAAGTCCATAATCGTTTGCGATTCGGCAAACTTCTGCGTTAAATTCTTCAGGGACAAGGAATCCTCCGGCGGAGCCGGTGCCTTCCGTCATTCCTTTGACTTGCAACTCGGCCAAAGCCTTCGCATCCTTCAAAAATACGGACTTAATAAATTTTGCGATTCTTTGCTTTTTATTAACAAGATTGATCGCTTTTTCATCCATACCCGGAAAGGCTCCATATTTTCGATCGATTTTATCCAATCCAAGTTCTTTGACTTTAGCGTCTAAGAGCTGAGAAACAACTGGCCCGAGTTTCGTCTCGAACCCTTCGGAGAACAACTTTGCAAGCGTCTCCTGTAAAGCTTTTTCGTCCATTGTAAGGTTTTGTTATTTTCTAAAAAGTTTTGAGGCCTGTTTTGCTTGGAGAATTGCCGCTTCAATCACCTTATCACAACTCTGTAACGCCTTGAGGTTTTGGTCAGCGGCCTTTTGTAGGTCGCTATCCTTTGGCTCGGACGCTTCGAGTAGCTCAGTAAGTAGAGACTGTGCATCTCCCAAAGATTTCACCGTTGTCTCGATTAGGCCCCTATTCTTTGTCGAGATAACGCGTCCCTCTTTAACTTGTGCGCTTGGAACATTGAAGCGCGATAGTGCGCCATCAATCTGTTTTAAAACGCTATGTTTAAGAGAGATTAAGGAAAAATAAATATCTTTTTGGCTATCATCATCAACATTTTCCGCAAACTCAGGAAAGAGTTTGTCGAGATCAATTTGTGTGTATTCTTTTAACTCTGGAACATCCTTCCCAAACTGTTCGTAATGTTTTTTAATGTGATCGTATACCCCTTGTTTATCTTCTTCTTGAATTTCAACGCCACCACGCGCGCCCAAGAGAGCGGCCATGGCGGAATATACACCCTTCCATAAGACCTTCATTTCACCGTCAACAATGTCATGATGTGGCAATTTATAAGCGCCTACAGTTTCCTTGTTCGCTTCATCGTACCATGCAAAACATTTTGAATATTTTTCCCAATCCACAACGTCTTCCCCTGCATCATTTTTAGACATGCACGAATCCATCATTCTTTTTTCCGCTCCGGACGCATCCCATTCCATCCCTTCATCGGCCATAGGAGTCTCATGCTCCGCAACCACTGTTTTATAAATAGTTTGAATTTCTTTCATTTTCGTCAAAGATAAAGCATCGGCATTAGATGGAACAGGGACAAAAGAAAGCTCTAAAAGTTCGGCTTTTGCAATCGCAGGGCCATTTCTCTCGATTGGAATAAATCCAACTGAAACCGCCTTTAAAAATCCATCATCATATAGTTTCCTCACCTCCTGCGCAAATTCATGACTTGCAAAAACTCCCTTAACAATAATTTTTCCGTCTTCTTTCCGCACCTCGGTAGCTACCCCAATCGGTAAAGAAAAATATTCATGAGCCCAAAGAATAACAGGATTTTTCATGTAATTTTCTAATACCCAACCATCAGCACTAATCGTCTCCCCATCACGATCAACAGAAGAAGTTGTCGCAATAACCTCAAATTCTCCATTACCTTTTGGCTGTTTTTCGGCCTTTAATGAAAAGTTCTTTTGGATGGCATCGGCGAACTGTTTTGCCATCTCCTTCGTATATTCTTTGAAATTGATAAGCATGGGCGGGTGGTTAGATTGATTTTATTATAACATACCTACAATAGATGCTTCTATGGAAGTTGCAGTGCCAAGAACAACTGCGGTACATTGTGCCCGAGCATATTGGGCTGGATAAAAATTATTTAAAGTCGTTATGATTTGACCATCACCTGTTGTCGCAAGAGTATGAGTCAAAATAGTCGTCCATATCGTATTGTCCAAACTTATTTGAAGATTTACTGTCCAAGAGGTAGCAGTACCACCTTTTCGAGCAACAGAAAGACCAAATTTTGATAATGGATTTTGTGAAAACTGTAAGGCCGTACCAACTCCTGTTCCAGAAAATGACGTTTTTTGATTGCTATTTGAAAGAGAAATAGGGCCACCAGAAATACTGACTGCTCCAGATAACGAGTGTGATGAAAAGTTTTTTAGCTCAGCAATAGCACTTACTGTACCAGACGTATATGCTGAAATTCGCGCTCTAAAATATTTGAAATGAACAGGAATTATATAAATTGTCGGAGCCGTAGTAAGACGAGCAAGGCCACCAGTATTTGAAGCAACATCAAGCCCAACCACTTGAACCCATCCAATACCGTCATTTGACCCCTCAAGTGCAGTTGTAGCACTAAATGTTCCATAAAATTGAAGCTCGATTTCTTGATAATCTGATACGTCGATTGCAGTAACCGGGAACTGGCCAACTCCACTTCCTGACCCAGTAACTTCAGATTTTACCCCTCCATAAACTGGCCATGAATTAGAAACGGCCGCTGGTGTACCTTGGTTCACGGTTGGTGTTCCTGTCTCTGCTACTTGGATTGGAGTGCTATCATTTATTTCAATGGGTGAACTAACCGTAACCGAAACTGGTATAGTAGAATCAACATATATTGGCGATGATATATTCACTTCAATAGGAGTGCTATCGTCAATAATCAATGCGGAAGAAATCGAAACATGAAGCGGGTCATCTTGGCTTGCGGTATGTGCAATTTTTGAACCTCCACCACCAACAGGAATTTGAATCCGAGAAATTGCTTCTGCGAAATCAGTAAAAGTTTTTCCGTTTTTATCTACAAAACGAACAGATATTGCGTCATTCGGTTCAGCATTTTTAATGTATACCCTATCGGAAGAAAGTTTTTTGGCAATATCTTTTAATGTTTCAACGGCCTTCTCAATATGTTTTGTCTCTTGTATTACAGTTGTTTTATCAATCACAACAGGGGCCGGGACCTCCGGAGCCTTAACTTCAATAATAGGAGCTTTCGCCGGTGCGATATTCACGACGGGAGGAGTGGCGACCTTCTTTTCAATCTCTAAAAGTGTTGTCTGTACTCCTTTTAATGTATCAATCATTTCCTTTTCATTTTCGTGGCTCACCTCTTTTATAACACTTTGCAATGTATCCGCTATACTGGCAATGACTCCAACATTTTTAAGCATAAATTCAGCAGAATCCGCGACACCCGAAATCTTTTCCAAACTATCGCGCATGATACCAAAAATACTCTCGTAATATTCACGGTCTGCTTTTTTTTCAATGGTTGCTTTCCGAATCTCTTGCTCCCTCAAAACAAAATCCCTAAGTTCTGGATGTTCAAGCATCTTTTTTTCTAGTTTTTCAAGTTGTTTGTTATCCATTTTTTAATGACAAATAATCAGATAAAAGTTGACCACTTGTTTTCTCTTTTGGTTTTAATCCTTTTGACTTTTCTACAAGTGGTATCAATGTACATCGGCAAGACGGGTGAAGGGGCGGGCCGCTTATCGCGCCATTATAATTTGAAACCCCGACTTTCTCCATTTCTTCAAGCGTTAAAAATTCATCCCCGATCGATATTTCCTTTCCGTGCATTGGGCTACAAAGCTCACAAACCCTTTCATCCTCCGCGGTATACCACTGCATTGCTTTAACAACTCCTAGATCTTCCCATACTTGCAACTCTGTCTCAACCTGCGCGCGTGTCACTTCCGTGCGTGCGATATTCAAAGACCGTGACTCTGAAAATCCGGTGTAATTTGACACCTCGCTCGCTATTTCATCGAATGAGAGACCACTATCAACTCCGCGCGAGATGATCAAGCCAATCTCTGAAATGGTTGTCTCGGTTATTTCTCCGGACAGTTTTTTAATGCTTTTATTTATGAATTTAATTATCGAAGGCTCCTCGACATCAAAATCCTCGGACATATCTAAATAATCATAAGCGGCCTGACCTTCACTTTTAATCAACTCGGTCATGATTGGCGTGAAAAGATCAATAGTGGCTTTTATTTCTCGATCGTAATCAAGGACATTATGCTTAGAGGATTTATAGGATTTTTTTGATAAGTCTCTCTTTACTCCTTCAAGCGCCCTTTCGCGTTGACCTTTAAAAAAATCATTTATGATATTTTTAAGTTTCAATTCCCATTTTTCAGCCCTCAAGATTTGACGTTCATTTTTTGCTTTCCCAATTTTCTCGAGTCGTACATCCATTTTTATTTCTTCTTTTTTTGGTTCTTCAATTGACTTCAATACAACCTCGGCCAATTCCATAGCAATCTTTTGAATAGGGCTTGAAACCTGAACAGATTTTGTGACTTGTCCAACCTGAGAAAGATTAAATGGTAAAAATAAAGCGTTCCCATTTTCAACCTCGCTTAAACCTTCCTTTCGACGTACCTCGTTTTGTGTAAGCCATCCACCATTTATTCCCGCCGTATAATAAGAAATCAATTCGGCGCGGTCTTCCGGGATTAAATTTCTGGAATCAAAAATAAGATTTTTTTGACCAAATAATGGTAGGAAAAATGTGTTCAATGTATCGAGAATCATTTTTACTTTTGGCGCAATGGTGCGAAGCGCGAAAACATAGTTTGCAGTTTTAGCACTGGCAAAGTTAGTGTCCTCTAAAATTCCAAGAATTGTTTTTGGGACACGGAAAATTGATAAAATCTCATCACGGGAAAATCGTCGTTGCTCTATAAACTCCATATCCTCATGAGTAACATCAACTTTATTGAAGGTTGCCCCACTGTGGAGAACTGCCATTTTGTGACTCTTTTTAGCTCCTTTAAATTCCTCGTCCCATTGCTTTTTGATTGATTTAATTTGATCTTCCGTAAGTGATTGTGTCGTATTTAATGTACCGGCGGGCTGTGCGTTATTCTCAAAAAATGCCTTGTTAAAATTCCTAGCGTATTCGTCTGTTTCTACAGCATGTTTAGCCTGGGTTATTGTAGACATCCCAATCACGTCGCTTGTTGGAGAGTAGTTTCTAAAATGGATAATATTTTTCCTTGGTATGATTATTTTTTCGGAGTTCAAAACATATGTATAGCTTGCGACATACTCAAATTGATCTAAGTTCGGAGTAACAGACCTCGGATTTAATGGATAAATTCCAACCGGTGTATTCCCATTAAAATCAATAAACCAATATTCATTTCCGTAGAGCTCCATATTGCTTTGTAACCGAAGAAACGTAAAATATCTCGTCAAATATCCATTCATGTCATCCAATAAATCAAGGGCTGGATGAGTTGAAATCATCTTTTTTTCTCCATTCGCACTTTTTTCCAAAAGGATTAAATCGACGTTTGCAACTTCGTTTGCGATGACTTGAATACAAGAGCTTACCCATCCGGTATAGTAATCAGCCTCATTTTTAAGACTACTTGTAAAAGAAAAACCCGACCGGATAACAGAGATGATCGGTGGAAGTTTTGCTGTTGCCTCTTTTGCTTTCGTACTAATCCAAGAAAAAAGACCCATGATTTGATTTTTAAAGACTGCTTACATTTTAAAAGAGATGTCAAATAAACGCAAGGAACGGAGCCGCAATCCCGGACTTTATTGCTTGGACCGATAAACCATCAGCAATTACAAGGTCATCATGGTAGGGAGAAATTCCACCGGCCTCTCCATTTTCATTGTAGTAGTAGTGAGTTATTTCTTCATAAAGTTCTGGGCTCACTTCCCAATCTCCAGACCGATAACGCATATCAAGGCCATTTATAAGTAATGGTTTTGTTTTTCCGTTCGTACTCCACCCGAGTCTTTCGCTTTCTTTCATGGTAATTTTATCCATAACCTTTTCTCTATAAATTGAACCATACCACGCATGATTTCGAGCTTCCTGTAGAAAAGCCAATGCGTTATTATTTTCAGGCACTATTTTTAAATTCTTGAATTTAGTAGCCATGACATCAACCTTTTTGCACAATAAATCTTGCGCGATATATCCTTTATATTGTGCTAAAAGTTTTCCACCTATGTCACGACAAACGACCGTCGAGAAATCTCCACCGACTCTCCCGGAGGCCGTATCAATTCCAATAAAACCATCATCTGGAAATTCTTTAACATAAAAAGAAACCTCATCCAAAACGTCCACGACATTGACCTTTTTATAAGAATATCGCTTTGAAAATACAGGAGAACCGTTAAGAATAATAGGAATATTCAACATCTCTTGCATAAACGCGTCGAGTCCAATCTTTTGACATCTTTGTTCAATCACTTTAATCGGCCACCTCTCCGGCCATAAAGAAACGCCTTTTTTAAAATGAATGTCCCCGTTTATCATATCAATGTCTTTTGTTGGGTCAAAATCTCTCAAAATAGGATATTTTATTACCTTAAATTTTTTAGCCTTTGCCTCTTGTGAGAGTATGTTTACAAAACAATTTTCGCTTATAACTGTCCCAAGGACTGCCATCGAACCTCCTAACGCAAGAGCCGGGTACACTGTTGTCCAAACCCATGAATAAAAAGCCTTTGCAATTCGTGGGTTTTTAACGTCCTTTTCTTCCTGAGGGTCATCGATCAGTATACGAGTTGGCCTACGCCCGCGTATCGTTTCACCTTTTGTGGCACTTTTTATCTCAGTATCATTTCTAAGCTGTAACTCGCGCGCGCGCCACTTCTTTGATCGCTCAGTTTGACTATCGGATGGTATAAGATCTCCAAAAATAAATCTTAATCTCTTATTTTCCATGAGCTCCCTTTGAATATCTCCGATCACTTCTTCACCTAAACCCTTTGACATAATTAAAAGGATTGATTGATCTAACCCGTAGAGCAATGATTTTGTACAATAAATTTTTGAGACCGCAGTAGTCTTCGCGGAATCTCTATGCACAATCCCTAAAAAGTCTTGCCTAGAATCCATGTGGCCCCACAATTCATGATGAAATGGAGGAGACGCGAAGCGTTGTCCGGTTATTTTGTCAGAGGTCCACCTTTGAAAAATATCCCGAGCCAAAAGATCTGTCCGGTAAAAGTATACGGACCGTAATAAAAAACGTAATGGTTCAGGACTAAGCCTTTCGACCTTTTTTTGGTCTTCGTATATTTCGAGGGCTTGTTTTTTTGGAAGAATTATCATTTAAAAGTTCTTTTTTAAGTTGATCTAATGCCTCTTCCTCAGTCATTCTGTCGTCCTTCATCATAATCGTTTGAGCTGGCTTACCATCAACACGATCAATAATATCCTTAATCATCGCTACGTCTCCTACTGTGCAAGCTGTGAATAAAACTTTCGTGACTAATTTTTCAAGGTATGTTTTTTTTTGTCCAGGTATAACTTTTTCAAGTTCCCTGCGTATTGCATCCACAACCGAAAGGCTACCCTTTGGCCTACCGGGACCACCGGGGTTTCCAACCGTGAAACGTCCATGCTCATCAACACCCCTATTTCGTTTTCCTCCGATTTTTAACGGCTTTGTCATAAAACATTTTATTATTTTATCAATAACTTATAATGGCATGATTTACAAAAAAGAATTGTCCCAATAAATTCGCCGACTTCGGCCATTGCTTCCACGCGCGATAACTTTGCCGTTGAAAGAGAAAGGCAATGGCTACACTGCGCACGGTGTAGTTTTGTTTCTCTTCCTTCTTCACAAAAAACATCTGACAAAATCAGATCACTAACAAAACTAATCTTTCCCTCTATGATTTCGACAATACCGATCAGAGCGTCCCCAAACGATTCGACCCCTTTTGCTATAACTTGAAACTCCTTAATTCCATCATTGAGTTTTAATGATATTATGGTCCTGATTTCCCCGGAGTCTTTGACTTCATCATTGAACCCAATCGCTAAAACAAAGTTGCGATAGTTTGGATTTCTTCGGAAAAGCATAGACATAAAATTAACTCGAGCTTCTTCGATTTTCTTCTTTAGTTTTTCCATAAAGAAATTAAATTGAGGCTAGCATTTCATCTTTGGAGTCAAAAACACAAGACTCATCAACCCAATAATCATGGCGTTGAGCCTCCTTTAGTAAGTATTGAACCTTTGAAGAATCATAATCTGGTACACCAAGAGTTACCCCCATTTCCTCGGCTATTGCAACACCAGTTCCGTCTTGATCGTCGGCATTGATCTGAATAGGAATATAGCGCACACCAGCGATGGTGTACTCTCCAATATTCCCATTACAATTTACATATATTTTTTCTCCGAGTGTTTTCATGGTTTTATTGTAACAAAAATAATAAAAAATGCAAGTAAAATCAACTTCACGGAAGGGGAAAAAGTCTTCTCTGTAAGGCTTTTTTAAGTTTATTTGATTTCTTAATTTCTTTCTTTTTTATTGACATATCAGGTGCGCGAAACGACCTCATATTACTAGGTATGTGGTCTGTCCTTCCAAGACAACGCCATTCGTACATTGGATGCTTAACTTCCGATTTTTTAGGACTCCTGTTTTCAAGGATAAACCCAATCTTCCTAAGTTCATCCATTCGCGTATTGTGTTGTGTTATACCGGCAAAAAGAAACTCGTGCCCATCATGCCACCTTCCGTCTGAAAGAATATCTATGATTTTGTCGTGTTGTGTTTTCATTGTGAGAATTTATTATAGAAAAAGGTAACATTATTTATCCATTCTTCCTTTTGGGTACCCGTCCAGCTTTGAGCAATTTGATAAATTGATAATCCAGCATAGTGGTCCGAGAGTACTTCTCTACATTTATTGAGACCATCTTCGTAGGTTGGGAATGACATGAAACGGCCGGCCCTGCTATCGTATAATCCACACACATCATTTTGGGGAGGATATCCGACGCTCTTTGGGTTGGTCCCATTGTTTGTTTCATGATAGGCGATTGCTAGGGATAGAATTTCAATCGATAGGCTCGGAGATGCCACTTCCTTTTCCACCTCCGAGCTTGCGGTTGGTTGACTTGTAGGCTCTGGAATTACAGGCGCCGGCAAGTCTTCGGATACCGCCCCCCGATCTAAAAACCCAGAACGATGCACATCGTGTTCACTTTGTCTTGAAGCTCTTGTGTTCTTTCATGGTCATATCCCATCGAAAGTTTGTATTGAGCCATCATTCGATCATTTTCACACAATACAAGTTCTGATTCAGATTCATTTTCTCGTGTTTTCATTTCTAATTCTTCGGCCTTTTGGTGTAATTCTTGTGCATCTGAAAGATTATTCACAAGAGTAGCCCTTACGTCTTCCATTTGGGCTAATACGGGGTCATTTTGGGCCGTCATGATTGCATTGGCGGACAAGGGCCTCATGAGTCCGTTGATTGCAAGGCATCCCAAAAGGATTGCCCCTATAATCCCGACTGCTGTTGTCGGAGAAATAGTAAACCTGTCCGAGAGTGATTTTTGAGCCTTTTCTGGCTGAACTTGTGGTTCCATAGAGAGGGAGGGTAAAGAATAAAAAGTTATTTATTTGTGAAGTTCTTTTTTTGAAGTCTACCAACAAAATCACATCTCGCACATTCCCTAATCCCAATGCTTCTTAATTGAGTGTTAACAATAAGTGCATATCCACATTTAGGACATTCATCGTAGTTAAATAGGCCAATAAATCTATTTACTTTCCGTTTCTTTTCCATGCTTACTTTTGGTTAGAGGATAAAGAGCCCAGCATAACTTCTCTTGCTTCTGCGAATCCATTCCTATTGGCTTTGAGTAATTCTAACTCAAGGCTCATAATAATCTCTTTAGCATGCTGTTCTGTAATCTTTCCTTTGAGATTAAAGGAATCGAAGAGTTCTTGTGCGGTCATATTTTTATAGATTAGGGTATAATTTTTTATAATTTTTTGTTTTATATATTTTGTATTGTTTTCCTTCTGAAACAATTTTAATCCATTCATCAAACTTTATTTTTTTACCATTTTGTGGAATAGATTTCTTCAATTTGTTCATTGAGATCAATTATTTCATTCATGTATTCATCGGGTGATTTATTCCCTTTATTTAAGTTTGCCAGATATGCTTTTATTCTTATATTATTTGCTAATTCTTGAATTTGTTTAAAAATTGTCATGTTTAAAGTTTTAAATCTAAAAGGAATTGGAAAAAGTCTCTGTGGGTTTGTTGAAGGGGAACTTGTATTTGATGACTCGGATGACAAATGCCATCACACGGAAAATCTCTATGTATCTGTTCCCACTGACACTCATTGTAAATTTCCTGTACTGACTTGGTGAAGCCTAGAGGTTGCCAAACCCATAAAAGAGATACTGCTTTATGTCCAGGACATCCTTTGAAAGTAGTTGGATTTTCATTAAATTGATTTTCGATTTTCTCCAGTACATCGTGTAGATGAATAGGATGACCGAGGATTATACAATTTGCAATTCCTTCTTTTTCTGTTTCTCCTCCATGATAACGTCCTACTTTTTGGTTAAGAGTATCAAAGCAAAGACATCCAAACGTCAAACTCTTATCTGCAAGACGATCAATCAAACTCTCAATTTGTTGTTTCATTTTTAAAGGTTATTAAAAGGTGAATGCCATTTGCTTTGTAGGTTGAAAGGAATCTTGCGGTGCTTCCGGATGGCGTTGAATCGCGCATCAATATGCTCTGGTGTCATAACCCGGATAGCTATTTTATTCACATATTGTCTATAATCGACCCCCATGAAGTTTTCATTTAAAATAATATTGTTACAAGGAAAGAATACAGGAACATAGATACTAAGTCAAGTTTAATTTTTGTTTAATGATTACATTTTTAATGAAAAATGCTCTGGTTCAGGTGGCGTTATACCAGTAAAATCATGGATTCTTATAATATATTCGGAAAATTCAGCCTTTGAAAGCTTCTTTGTGCTGGGCTCAACTGCAATCATCTCTCCGTAGACCTGAACATACTCAGGGACTAAAAACTTTCTCTTAAAAAAGGCATGGAGTTCTGCTTTTGAGTATCCACTTACCTCGGAAATCTCTGTATAATAAACGAATAAATAACGATGCTGGCGCGACGTGCGCGTCTCCTTACGCGTAGATGCGTCGAGTTGTATTTTTTTCCCTTCTACTGATTTCAAAAACTCTTTCCAAATATCAGTATGAAAAAGTTTTACGACTCCGTTAATAACTTCTCCGTAAAATATCATAATTTATCAATAATTTTAATCAAAAGTTTTTCCAAAATATATTTTACAGACTGCTCGCTCTCGGAATGTCTCACCCCATAAATCCAACACAAAACTCCTTCCTCATTTGGATAGCAAGAAGCATTTAAAATAATACCTTGCCTAAAAAAATCACTAACATTACGGCCTACATCTCTAAAAATAATCTGTTCTCCGAGTTTAAATTTTGGCCTTGGTATTTTCATATTACTTTTTCATTGCTAAATAACGGGACTTAAATTCAACCCCAATCCGCTCAAGGTCTTTTGACTTATAAAGGGCAACAGAGTTCCTAAGCGCCTTCAAGTCATCGTAAGCCTTTTTTCCATAAAGTAATTTTATCCTATTTCCATGGCGCTTTTCTAAACCATCGCATGCCCTGTTGCAATATCGACATTGTGCATTTACATTTAATGGATGAAAACGTGTTGACATACGTCCCCGGTCAATCCAATGCCCGGCATCGCATGTCTCAAATTCGATCGGTTTATCACACGTTATGCAAGTTCCTCTGATTAGTATGTCTCGCATACGAATAAAACGAGAAAACCAAGTGTCGGCGAATTTTAAAGCTTCGGAGTAATTTAATCCTCCTCTGGTGTGTGTTCCCATGGTTGCTCGTGGTTACAGTTTTTACAAACTATTTCATGAATTACGGTTGGAGAAAATGAACCGTCAGGATGGTAAACATCAATATCGCAATCCACGATCTCGCAGTCATGACCACATGCGGGACATTTTTCTAAGTCTAATGTAAGCATTTCGTAAAAATTAAAAAGTATCTATGGCAAGGATATATCCTTTCTATAATTATAGTCAAGTTTAGTTTTAGCCCTCTGGTGATATTCACAACATTGGATGAATTTCTCGTAACTCGTACACGCGGTATTTTTAAGGGCCGACCGAATAACATGTGGCCCATATTTTACCCACGGACCATTGACGCATTGCTCTCTTATGTACTTTTCAAAAACTTCCCGAGTGGTTTTCATAAAATATTTTTAAAATTTAATCCTCTTTTTCTTTTGATTTCTGTCCATTTGTAGACAAAGCAAAAGTCAAAACATGAGCGATCAACTCCATACGAGCCGTGAGCGCTTTAATTTCAGCACCTAAAACATCGGCATAAGCAGACATAAAAAAAGGATTCCTACGGCCAAACTCAGATAAGGCCTCAATGTTCCGATCTTTTATAAGTTCTCGGATAATATTTAAAGCTTGATCTTTATTCATAGTTTGACATTATACGACCTTTGATATTTCTAAATGTACTCCAAAATTCTTTTGGCTCAATTCGTACTAAACCATCCCAAAATCTCACCACATCAGATCTCACGTTCCCTGTATTCAAAAAGAGAAAATGAATTGATTTTGGTCTAGATTTATCAATCGTCTCGATTTTATGGCCTAAACAAACGAGAGTCGATGCCATACAAATATCTTGTGTTGAAAAAAATTCATCCATAAGATTAGGTTAAAAAGATTTAAACTGGGTGCCACGGAGCAGGATTTGAACCTGCATGTATTATATTTTTCACTCCTTGCACTTGCGGTATACGGGCTATAAATCCGAGGAGCTGAGCGTCTTTGCATTCCGCCATCCGTGGCATAATAAAATTGGGTGGCTGACTCGTCTATTGTTGGCTTCAAGTCATTTAACGCGGGATGGCTAAGTTAGGCACAAAAAAAGCCTTTCCAACACGTCCGCGCACCACCGTTGTTTCAAAGAACTTTTTTAAAATTAAGATAACCTTTTAAAATTCTTTTCTTGAAGGTTCCTCTATCAAGATCTTTCATGCAACACACTTCAAACTTTTCCCACTTTTCTTCATAATCGAACTTTGCTAAACCAGAAATTAAAAATGGCGTACATGCTACAATTTCAAATTCAAGAGTACCGAATTTATAAACCTTTCCTTGTCTGAAACTAAATGCGGACGAGTTTCTTTCGGAGGGCATAATTAAATTTTAAAGATTTAAAATAAAAGCTCATCAACCTTTTTAAAAAGCATAATTTTATCGCCAGTATTTATGATTTGAAAATCATTTTTATTCTCTTCCGAGTATCCATTTTTGTTTAGAAACTCTTTATATTTTTTCATCTTTTCAATCTTCTTTTGTTCGTCTGCGAGAAGTTTTGCGGCCTCTTTTTCCGTGCGGTCTTTCTCTTTTTGTGCTTCAATCAAACGGTTTGTTTCCGCTTCGGCTTCTTTCCGTGCCTCGGCCTCCTTTCTTGCTTTTTCTTCGAGTTTCTTTCTTTCGTTTTCAACAGCAATTCTTTTTTCTCTTAAAAATAAACGTGCTTCACGAGCCATTTTCATCTCGACAATTTGACTCTCGTCTTTGACGACGATTGTCTTTGCTTTCTTTTCCCATTCAGAAGCGAGTGCAAAATACCCCTGAAAATTGTCTAAAATGTATTGAGCTTTTGTTTGTTCGAGTCCGCTTTGTTTTACGATCTCGACTAATGAAATAAATCTCGGTTGTAAATTTTGCATATTTTAATTATTTAAAATTTAATAAAAATTTATATCATCCTGTCTTCCATATCCTTCAAATCCATAGTAAGGAGAAGAATAAAGAACTTTCTTGTCGCTTGAAGCCTTAAAAATCCCAGTGTCATGCGCGGACCTCATCTCCTCAAGTAATCCAAGGATGCGGCCCCGCCCTTCACTTAATGTGTCACCTCGGTATTCCCACACCTCAGATCGTGAAAAATCTTTGTACTTGTCTAGGACATTTAAACGCACCGGGAGTTTATCCCCTGTTACCTCTTCCACAATCCATTGATAAAACGCGGCCTGTAAAACATAATCGGAAGGATTAAAGGTTAAAAGATTCGCCGTGCTTTTATAATCCACGATTGTTTTCCCGTCAAAACTATCCATTTCTATTTTTAAACAGAACCCGGCAAACTCATAAAACATAACCTTTTTTTGTGGGTTATGATGGAAAAGTTTATTCTCTTTGTACTCATCAAACATCTGTAAAATTTCACGAGCCATAGTATTCGTGAGTTGTATTTTTGTAGCATCATCTTTTCGGCGCGAAACTGTTTCGTATTTATTTTTCCACTCATCTACCCCATACGTTACCAGATCATCAAACGCAGTCCCAACAATAAAATAATCCGGCTCCTCTGTGTTATCCGGTAAAAGATCAATGTACTTGTATTTATAAGAAAGCTGGCAACGGTCAAAGGCTTTAAGTTTTGAGGACGTAATAAAATGAAAGTTACGCTCTGCGTATGGTTGAAAACGACATTTTTCAAGTACCTTCTCGAGCTCGACGTATTTTTTTTCTTTAATTAAATTCTCAATTTCAGTCATTTTAGGAGGTTTTAAATAATATGATTTTATTCTAATTTGAAAGAATAATTATAGTCAAGTTTAATTTATGATTTTTTTTCTTCTACTGGTTTAGTGTCAACTTTAATTTTATCAAGTTCTATTTTCTTTTTAGTGGCAACAGAGCGTATTTCCTTAATGTCGTCTGCGTTAAGTTGTGCTCCATATTTGCTTACGCGCTCACATGCCTTTCGGTATTCTTCGATAGTTTTACACTTCTCGATCTCTCCCTTTAAATCATCCATAACATGAATTGGGGCCGGGGATGGTTCTTCTTTGTACATTTCTTTTGTAACCTCTTCGTATGGGGTAGAATCGTATCCTGCCATGCGTGCAATCCAACCGAAAGCAATCCGGAAGGCTTTACCTGTGGCCCTTGTTTGAGACATTGAAAAAATAGAATATTCGTCATTGGATGATCGTTTTAATTCCGCATTTGAACATATCGATTCAACGCGAGTGATTTCTTGCCCGCCAAGCGTCCGGATGGCAACAGTTGACTTATAGGCAACCTCTCTTTTTCCGTTCGTTAAATTGACATCGGAATTGACGCGCTCCGTAGAAACAACATGTGGGAACACACCCAAAAGGACACCCATCATCGACCACCCATCAACATGCACATGTTTTTTCCCCGAAATTGCCGTGTACATTTTTTGTGTATCCACAATTTTAGTGAATTGATCAGCCAAAGACTTCGCGTTTTGCATAAGTCTTGCCGGGTCGGTCACAATCGAAGCGAAAGAAACAGGGGCCTGCACCGCGGAGATCGGCTCCGGATGAATCTCAACTGCTTTATTCATAAATATAAGATTAAAATATAATATGGCCTAAGTATAAATCAACACAACCTAAATAGTCAAGTTTAATCCTTGATTTAACCTTGACTTGTACCAAAAAAATACGCAGGGCTTTTCTTAAAAAGTTTACAAAGTTTTATTTTTTTACTTTCTCTTGGTTGGTAGAAACCATTTTCCCAAAAAGAAACAGCCTGCTTACTTGAAACCCCACAAAACTTGGCAACTTGTATTTGAGATTTCATTGCTTCCTTGCGGGCTTGGCGAATACGCTCAGGCAAAAATCTCCCATAAACCTCATAACCTTCTTTAATTTTTGGCATAATAGATTTTTTAAAAGTGAGGAAATTATAGCGAGATAAATATGATTGTCAAGTTATTTTAAGTTCTAAGTATGTCCGGTTGGCCTACCAACACAAAAAAAAATTTCTTACGTTAATATTATCTCTTTAGTTATTTACTAGTATTTTATTTATTTAATTATATTAAATTTAGTAGTAGTAGAGGGTGTGCATTTGTGCACAACTTAACACTTTTAAGAAATAGAATAACATAAAATATGATTTTGTTTGTGCAAAACTTGTGTAAATCTTTTATTCCTTATGGAGAGATTAAAACGACTATGTGCAAAACTTTCCTTCGACTTTTGCACAAAGATTTTATAAATTGTGCAAAACTTTTTTAGATGAAAACTCAAAAAGGAGGCTAAAGATGTGAACGTTTCTCCCGCCTCCCGCGGTCTTCACATCCTTAATCTCCTTTTTGAGCCTCTCCTTTCTACGAACCCTATTATTTTAGCTTCAAAACTGGCTTTATGCCATCACATAAAAGTAGAAGCCCTAAACCAATATGAAAATCTGTTGTGGCAACAATGAAAAATAATGCACCAAGCGCAACCTCGATAATAGTTAAAAACCAAAAAATCAAAGTTTTAAAATTCATTTTTAAATTGTTTTATTTGGAACTTTATAAAGACCGGCAACCGTGAGACCATACATCAATCCAGTTGTGACTGTTGCGGGTTCGTAATTTCCTACGACGTAGCAATTCGCAAAGGCCCCTAATAGGACCGCAACTACCGGCGTGAGCGTATTGCGTAGGTTTTCTGGAATAAACCCCTTTAAAACTTGCGTCAGGCCTAAAACTAAGGCCCCAACTTCTACAATATCCATAAGTAGAATTGTTAAAGATTAAAAATCCCTAAACGATAAAGCGCAACCATGAATCTAGCAAGAGAAATATTACCAAGTTTTTGAGTAAGAGCTCCGAGACTAATAAACCATTCTTCCATTTTTGAATCTCCGACTATTTCCTCAGGATTTGACCATTCAATTTTAATTCCCTTCTTTTTCGCGGCATCGGCGGCGGCGGCGGCCCATACAGGTATTTTTGAAATATTTAACATCTCATCCCAGTCTGATGAAAAAACAAAAATATAACCTTCACTAAAGAAGACTTTATTTTTTAATAAATTATCAATATTCTCTTTTTTTATCTTGTAAATATTGGGTTTATTTGTGGATTTTGAATAATTATCGACTATCAAATTATAAACGCCATCCTCAACATCGCGAACACAACGGACCGCATGTCCATAAGTTGTATCTCCAAAATATATTCCGTCTAAAATCCCATCAATCCGATCTGAATTATAACTCTTATTTCCCCTAAATCCACAATTTACACTGTAACCCATGTCGAGAGCATGGTAAAAGCTTTCACTCCCAAAGGAAACGAGGAACGTCTTTAATCCCTCTCCTAAAATTTTTGCCCCCTCCTGACGCACAAGATCTACTGCTTTTCGTATATACCACCCTTTTGAATCGCTAGCACCAAGTTTTAAAGCTTCTGACCATAATCCCTTACGTTGGTCTTGGGTAAAAGTAAATCCTGAAAGGTCGGATAAGCAACCAAGCGCACCGTGAAGAGTGCAAGACATTGGAGCAATATCTGGTTGATTATATTGTATTTTGAGTTGGTCGAAAGTATGCCGTGGTACTGGCAAAAGTTGTGAGCCATCTCCTCCGCAAGAGAGTTGGTAATCTGTTTCGATGCTATCGACACTAATAACACCCCAATAATTTGAATCCATGATTTTATTATGGTTAAGTAAATAAAAAAGTCAAGTTTATATTTTTCTTTCAATTCTTTCTAATGTTTGTTTTACCCACTCCATGTCTCTTTGTAAACCTGTAACTAAATTCATTATAACAATTCTTTGATTTATTTCTTCTCCCAATTTATTTTCAATCTCACAAATATTTTTGTCAAATATCACTTGCTTATATTCAATCCTAACGAAAAGAGCTATTGCACTGGCAATCGCCACAATAAGAGCCCAGTGTTGTTCTAAAAATTCAATGAAATCCATTTTAATGGAGAGTTAGACCATAAATAAGGATTAAAACTAAAACAATAAAAGCTCCCGTAATCATTGACGAGATATATTTTGATTTTCTTAGTTCCTTTATGTCTTTTGCAATTTCAGCCATATTTTCATTAAATTTTGTGAATTGAGTAAGTATTTTCTCGGCGCGTGATAATCTTCTTTTAATTGCGGCGATTTCGTCTTTATTATCACGCATTTGACTCGTTTATTTTATTGACGAGCTTCGCTAATTCGAGCCCGAGCGAGATATCCCGCTCGAGGTATATTGTACATTGATTTGGTTTATACTGCAATTTCGCGATCTGAGAAATATCGTCTGCGACAATTCTAAAATTATCAATAATACACCCATTCTGAGAAACAAAACCTGCACCATATTGTAATCGGAATCCAAGATAACAGATATTAGTGGCATCAACTGTCCCGACCGGTGGATTTGTCGTGACCGGAAGTGCCAATGTAAAGAAATCATTTGAGACAAAAGCGGCCCCATCTTCGTCTGTTGTTGCATACCAATACCAATAGTTTCCGCCACCACTTCCGATATAAACAAGGATACTCGTTACTCCTGTTATATTCGGAATAAGAAGGTCAAATTTAAAAACTCCGCTTGAGATGTAAGATGAAAGATCGAGCGGTGTTAATGAATTAACATCTAGCCCGGCGCTTGAGCCCGATTTCACGATGTCAAATTCAACACTCCCGTTCCCTTCGGTAAAATTCGTCGTGTTTGTGCGCACCGCGGTAGTATCACCTCCGGCCGTCCACTGGCCATAGAGACTAGAATCATACGCATCGCAGTCATGGACCATGAGCCCTTGATCTTTGAAAAGGTTTGCCGTCTTCGGTAGTCCTATGATTTTACAAAGATCACCGACCTTTATGCTTTCAAGGTCATAGTTTGAGTTGATTACCAGTTTCCCGTTGATCGTTTTTTCTTTATTGTCGTGCATCCTTTTTTCTCCATACTGATCGATCGTGTCCGAGTCAGTTGTTGCGGTGTTATTGTAAACCTCCGCGCGTACCCCATATTTTTCTTGTGATGTCGCATCATCATAATAAGCAGAGCCCGGAGACGCATAACGATATTCAAGGCGATTTATCACCTGTTCGTTTGTTTTATTAACCTCAAATTTTTCAATATCTCTTCCAATCACAAACCTATGCGTCACCACCTGAGGGCGCGCGCGCAAGCTCGCCTGTCCGTCCGCGCCTACATGCCACCACCAAAAACGCTTCGTGTAATCGTAGACCGCTTTTAACGCATCAATAAACTTTTTGTCCTCGAATGTATATGTCATCTTTTCTCCTACATCCTCAATAAGCCCCTCGTTATATTTGAACCATTCGCCCGGGAAGGTTGCATTTGCCACATCTAAGATCGATTTGAAGATGTACGACGGTTCAGCGTCGCTCCAAGAGACTGTTTTTGGGTCGTCCTTTGCTACTGTTTTGTAAAGCCGGAAATCGTTTATTTTAAAACCCGTTTGATCTAAATAGGCCGCCGTGTAATTCACTACATACGAAAAATAAATCACATTAGCAAGATCAAGAGACCCTCCACCACTCACCCCATCGGCGATATTAAACCTTGTTAAATTACAGCCATTCACAAAAGGGTTTCCACTTATATCTGATGTCGCAGGAATCGTAATATAGTTTCCTGGACCACCGCTCGATACACTAACATTCAAACTAGAAAAATTTGTTACGGAAGGAATTGAAACAGGAAAAATAAAACTTCCGTCTGAATAGGCCGAAATATCCATTGCGGAAATATTGATTGCAATCCCTGCGGAATTTACTACGTCAGCATCCACGTCGACATCAAAAGCAACAGACCCTCCACCCCGCTTATAATCTGTCGTATCCGTCCTTACGTTTGTTTCATCCCATGTCACACCAGTCCACGTCCCATAGGTCGGGTCATCGTATCGCGTGCACGGATGGATCAATAAAGAATTGTCTTTGTAGTATTCAAACCCCAAAAGGGACACCATCCCGAGAAGGTTGATTGATACCCCCATCTGTGTTTTCTGAACATAAGGTGAATAACTCGAAATAAATCCCCCGTAAATTAAGCGCCCGAGAGGGTAGGTTTCGTCTATCGCGTAAATCATAACGACATTCATGTCATTGATAAGGTTCCCTTCATCAAAGGAATTAGGGTCCACAACGTACTCAACCGTCATCGAGCCAAAGCCACCATTCATGGACGATGTAAAACTAGGCTCACTTACGACTTTTAATGGATTAAGGTGCCCTAAAAAGTCACCCTCAAAATTATAGACTTTATACTGGTAGCGTTTTTTTCGCATTGTTAAGAGTCGATAGTGGTATCAACTGGTTGAGCATTTAAAAATTCTTCCGAGATTTCTTCCATTGTTTCGAGAGTTTCATCTTCTCCTTCAACGAAAGATACGTTAGGAATACCTTTTACCTCCACGATAAAAATATCCGGAATATTCATGCCCCCGTGCGCCGGTAAGATGACTGCTTTTTTCTTTTCTCCGCACGCGTTCACAACTTCATCCCTTAAACATATCTGCTGGCCGGTAAGATTTGTAGCAATGTACATCGTTGAAAAGTTAAAAAATTATTATAAAGAAGGCCCATAAAATTTGATGTCGTTATGAACATATAATGTGGTATTGGAGTGGGACCCCATGTAAAAATAGACGAATCCATTCGATGCCCAATTCGTTGTTAACGTAGCCACCAAATTATCATTTACAAAAAAGAAACTCACCGCGTTTACTGGGTCAGAATAAATCCGATATTTATTGAAGTTCGTTAAAGTGATACCAGTAATAGCCGCAGAGCACGTCTGTGTCGTCCCATTAGCTTGAGAGGCGTACAAGACTCCACCATCAATCAAAAACATGCAATGCGGTTCCGTGTATGTGTGCCCGCTAGGTTCGGCGGGTGTTCCACTTTCTACTGTCCCGAAATAACAATCAGAATCCGCCGCTACCGTGGAAACTTTAAATCTATAAGACATATCAATAAATCCAGCCGCTCCAATATGATGGAGGAAACTATCTCCTGCACTACAGAATGCACGGATTGAAGTGAATGTGCCACCACGAGAAACATCAAAGTTTTCGACATCAAGGTCTACCTGACAATACGTTGCATACGGTAAAAGATTATCAAAATAATCTTTGTTCGGTTGGAGCCTAGTATCAATTTCCGTTGTAGAAATAGCCTTTCCAACACAAATAGGTATTCTCCCCGGTGTTAAAGCAATCCCACCAATAGAAGAATCCTGTTGCCAATAATATTTTCCCTGACTTAATCCAGTAAACCCATCAACAACACCATTATAAATATCAACAGGGTTGCCCGCGGTTCCTGACGCTTTTAAAAACCCATCGAATTTCGCTCGATCATTTTGAAAATTAGATGGGTCAGAGTAATAAACGCGTCCCGCTGTTCCATATCTACCATCCGAAATCTGCATGGCAACAGGAACACTTGTGATCGTAATATTTTCACCAAGAGTGTATGTAATAAAACTTGTCTGAGCCTCTTCTTGAAGATGGTCATCAAAGTATTTTTTGTCGATAATATCGTAATCATTTGCGATCACGCGCGATGCGATATTTCTAAACAACGTCTGAAACTCAGCGATGTCCCCTGTCGTCAATTTGAAAAGATCTACATTCGCAGAGTCAGCATTATTTCGTGCCGTAAAATTAGTGTTGTTTTCGAGTGGAGTGCTCCCGTCTTTCCGCAACACTTCCGTTTCAAGGTCATCTGTTCTGTCTAGGAGGTCCTTGATTCCTTCCACTAGGCCATTAAAATCAACTTGTTTTACAAAAAGATAACAGTTGTCCTGTGCATTGAATGATTGCGCTGTATCTCCATCGTATCCTCTCCCATTTGAGTTTACGGTTAAAGTATCACCAGAACGCGTGTCGATTAAAATTTTCTCTCTTTTATTTACCCCGGTTGAAGGACTATTTACGGTATTATATTGGACCATAGTTATCACAAAAGAATTTATGGCCCAAGTGTCCGCGCTGTCCCAAGTATTCCCAGTTCCACCCTGAAGAGGCGTAGTTATAATGCTATCGGTTGATACGGTTTTAATTACAGCCCAAGAATTATCGGTTATGTTATGAATTGCATCACCGGCCACAACACCGCTCGCACCTATTCCTGTTGAATTTAAGATGCTCGATGTCCCAGATGATGTAGCACTTCCCGAAATTGTAGTCGGGAATTTTGACCCATCACCACTTTGCAAGGAAAGTGAAAGAGCCGAGGAGCTTAATGAGGCTCCAAGTTGAGCGCTGGCATTGTCTTTTACCGCAAAGCATTTTAGGTTGACCATTTTTCAGAGGGTTATAAGTATGCGTTTTTATGCTTATATGTTACATCATACGAGTGAGAAGTGCTATCCACTTCGATCACAATTTGACTGTCCCCCGGCTCAATATAAGGGATTGACCCGTCGAAATCTATTTCAACACTATTCAAAGTAACGATCTGATTTTCGGCATCGATGGTGATAATATCCCCGGCCGTTATTGGCTCCGAAATTGTTAATGATTGAATCGTCGTATTATTTGAGACGGTCAAAGAAGAAAATCCGCTCATATTAACGATTGTGATAATAAAAACCGGGTCTGCGTCTGCGCTCCCATCATTAGTCATGGTCTGAGAAACAGAAGTCGAAGTTTGGCCGGAAAGTGCATAAATTGTGTAATCAACGTCATGCCCGTATGGTTCAGAACATAAAAAAGTCGCTTTAAAAGGGCAAAATGTTATATGGTATCCTTTCCTTTCAGAGAAAAGATCATCTGAATTTATAAGGGTAGCGATGTAGCGCTGGGTTTCTCCTCCGATGGTTATATCAAGATTCCCATCAATTTCTGAAAGTTCCTTTTTTATTTCTTTTATTAAGTCCTCAAGTTCGCTTGAGCTGTTTGCTTTGATGTGACCTTCAAGGGTTACAATTTTTTCCCTATATTGTGCATCATAAATGACAACACCATGCCTACGCGGGAGCTCTCCCGTATCAACTGATCGCTTTGGGGACGTTGAATGATCGCTGTCGGAAACGATTATGTTTAAGTTTTGGAGTCCATACCCATTAAATTGAAAAACATCGCTACTGCTCGACTCCGTTATCGGAGCACCTCCATTGTAAACACCTTCATTAAATTGGATTTCGTTGTACATTTATTGTGAGGATAAAGTTTCGAGTTGAACTGAACGTAAAAGTTTTTCCTGTAAAATCTCTGCGATCTCAGAGGCGCTTGCTCCTGCTGGGAGATCAGAAACATTGATTGTTACATTATTTGAGGTAGTAGTTGATGAGCCTGTGATTGCGCTTGCCGCCTCCGTGTATGTTTCACCTCCGGTCATTCCTGCGGCCTCTTGAAGTTTTTTTAATGATTCGATCATTCTATTGACTTCTATCTCTGTTGTGTTTGCCATATTATTCATAATTCCTTGATAAATTATGGCCGCTTGATTTCTTAAAGCTAAAATCGCCGCATAAGTGTTTGTCTCAAGAGATATCATTTGAGCTTTCTGAGTTTCTGTTGCTAAAAGTTCATCGGCCAACATTGTCATCTTTTCTTGATACGCTATTTCCTCATCGGACATTTTATCATCGATTAAGGAGACCGATTGTTCAAAATCAGTCATGTTATTGAAGTCGCGCGCGTCCGCAATTTCTTGGTCTAATTCCATGGCTCGAATCGCAAAATCCTCAAGCGCGGCCTGCTCTGGTGTAAGGTCGAGCTGAGTCTCGCTTATTGTCTCATTTAGGTCTTTAATTTTATCGATATAATTTTGAAGTTCGGAAGAGCCGGTCATGGTTGCCCATTGTTGTAATTCTTGAATTTTGGAATCGCTTACAGTTTCTCCTTCTCCAACATTCACCGTTCTAAGGCTTATGTTTGTGATTCCCTCCGAGAAAAGTTGCTTTTGAGCCTCATCGAGTAATTTTTTATATTCAGTCCTTAAATCTCCAAGTGTATTTTGTAAGTCTTTTACTTTTTCTTCTTGGTCAACGTAGGATGTCGCAATATCTGCGTTCCCTTCCGATTGAGAAGTCAAATAATCTCGGGTTGCTTCTTCCATGCTCGTATAAATACCGGTTATTGCGTCATCGAGTTCCTTTACTGCATCACGAGTTTTATCCGCTACGTTTTCGATTGCATCGGTCGCATCACTTTGGAAACTTTCATAGGCTCCTGTTAAGTTTTCGACTGCTTTTTTTATCTTTTCAATCTCTTTCGAGGCATCACTCGCGGAAGATGAGGCACTGCTCATTGACCCTCCCCAGTTTTCAGTCGAAGCACTAAGCCCATCCATTCCAGTTTTCCCGTCAGTCGTCGAGCCATTAAGTGTAGAAAATGTTTCGTGAATAGTGTCTCCAAGATCAGAGAAACTCCCTCGCAACTGATTCGGGCCAGAGAGTGCATCCTTGAGTTGACTAATCCCGCTAAGTCTTCCAATCCAATACTCCGCACTTTTTGCCGCACCCACTACATCATTTATTGCCGATGCTAAAATTAAAAATTTACTCGCCATAAACATGATTGCAGGAGTAGCAAGTGAACCAAAAATCGATGCGACATTTGTAAAGGCATCAGCAAGTTCTTTCGCCGCCGGTGTCATTTCTCCGTCGGTTGTGACAAGAAGATCACTAACCTTACTCGCAGTGGTCGAAAATTCTTCTGACAAAACCTTCATTGCTGGTGATAAAGTACCGCCTACTTTTTCGGATAAAAGTTCGACAGTATTATGAAAAGTGATGAAAGAGCCGTCGAGATTAGCGGCTTGTTTTTCCATTGCACCCTCGAATTTTCCTCCCTCGCTCGTCATCGCCCTAAAAGCTTGAGTTACAACATCCGATGTGATTTTCCCGGAATCGGCCATCTTTTCAACTGCCTCCCTCGTAGTCCCAAAATAATCGGCCAATAAAGAGAGAAGTGGGATATTATTTAATGTCAAAGTTTTTAATGCGGCTCCGGTTAATTCACCGGCCTCAGATATGCGCGCAAAAGCAGAAGTGACAGAATCAAGCTCGGCGTTTGTTCCTGCGGCAACATCTCCAAGCATTGAGATCGTAGAAGCAACTTCATCGGAAGCCACGCCCATGGCTAGAAGTGCATTAGCAGAGTTTTCGATGCTATCCGAGGGGAAAGGAGCCGTCATCTTTAATGAATCAAGCTCCATAAGCAATTCCTTTGTTTTCTCTCCGTCTCCTATTAAAATTCCAAAAGTCGTATCCATTCTTTCGTTTGCCGCCGCCGCCGCGATTGATTCCGAAATAAAAGCTTTTACCGCATCTCTTACTGCATAAATTGCATCTTTTACCATTGAGGCGGTAAGCATCCCCTTGAACATATCACCAAAAGAAGACCCGGCATCCCCAGCGGCTCCGCCTGCCGACTTCGTAGCCTTCTCGATTTCTTTCATCTCTTTGTCAATCGTAAAAAGAGCCTTTGAAAGCTCATCCCTTGCCGATAATAAAATTTTTAATTCTCTACTCTCAGGCATTTTTCCCTTGTTTTAAACGATATTGATTGATTCTTGCCGTCTTGTTTTCAATATTTCTGAACGCCCTATGTAACTCAATGATCTCGATCGGCTGTGCATAAAATTCCAATGGCGTGCAATGATAAATCTCCGACATCATTATAAAGTCATTGTACTCAATAGGGAAGTGTTTTTGAGTGCAAACAGATAAAAGCTCAGACTCAATCTTCTCTAAGATTTTTTTTTAGGTTCAGCCTCTAGGTAGGCCGCATCTTTTAATTCAGTGCATTTTTCTCTGATTATGATGTAGTCTTTTACACTCAAGTTATCATCAATGAATTTTCGATTTTCCTCAAAACTTTTCCCGTCGAAAACTGTTTCTTTTTCATTTAAAACGATTTTTAAAGTCATTTCGACTACAAGTACCATTTGAGCATCGATTGACACGCCTAGTGATGGGCGCTTTTTCTTATTGTCATCGTCATTATCAAAGCCCACGCCATCTAAGAGCGTCCTTTGATATTTTCTATATGGTCCAACCGGGCAAAAATCGCGGATTTCCGCGTAACCCTTTGAGAGTTCTAGCTTCATTAGAATATTTTTTAAAGGTTAGTAAGCGGTTACTCTATTATTGATTAAAATTGCCAATATTGTATTTGAGTCCGTTGTAGAAAATTCTCCCACAAACCCGATGGTCTGTTTTACGAGAGCATTATTTTCGGCGGAATCGTCCCATGACTCAAAACTAACCCGAGAGAGTTCGATAATTAAAGTCGGATGAGTTGCGGCCCCGATCGTTATGTCCGTGTTGACCATTTTAATTCGCATCGCTTTTTTCGTGCTATTGACCATGTAATCCCTCAATGTAACATCAGAGAAAAGGGCATCAAGATCTCCACTAACTCCAAACTGTTGATTATGGATTGAAGCGATGTCATCATCCCCCCAAGCTTGATAGTCTGTGAGATTCTTTGCGATGGAAACTTTTGCCCTAGAAATAGGAGTCTCGGAAGCGGCGCTAAGTAGTGCAACCGTATCTGCAAAATAAAGTTTTGCATATTTTGCTAAAAATGCGTTCGCCGCGACGTAGGATGATGTCGCCGTGGTTGTAGTCATCTGTTTTCCCTTAAAT